GCGATCTCCCCAGGACTCGAACCTGGAACCTACTGCTTAGAAGGCAGTTGCTTTGTCCATTGAGCTAGGAGACCATGGTAGACGTGGAGGGACTTGAACCCCCAACCGATCCGTTATGAGCGAATGGCTCTAACCAATTGAGCTACACGTCTTTATTTCATAATCTTCCATTACTTCATTTGTAACTTCTTTGGCAATCTTATCAATATCTTTTTCATTACATTCAATATGAATAATCTTACCAATGCGAACAGATTCTACTCCACCATATCTATCATTCAAGACTTTGGTAACAGCATTACCTGCTTTATCAAGAATACCATTTCTTAAAGTTACATACACTTCATATTTCATGTGTTTCTACACATCCACATATAATCTTTTTTACAAGATTTATATTGCCTCAGATACCATCTGTCACGAAAATGCTTATATTCTTCTCTCCAATGTGAGCAATATCGTCTTGCTCTACGATGACAAATTTGTCTACGACGATATCTTTGCCAATGTTTATCATTTTTATCAATCCTAAAATCAAATCCTTTAGGACCAATATTCAATTCAAAACTTGGTCCTGCTCTTACAGCAGAAACACCGAATGCAATAGTAATAGCAGCAACTGCTGCAATTGTCAACAAAACTTTTCCTGTAGTGTTCATTTTCTACTCCTATCCACAAATTGGATTGTTATAACAAATGGCAAATATTAGAAATAATATACCATTTAAGATTAATACTGTCAAGGTAAAAATACCAAAAAACATTAAAATATTTTTAATTAAAGTCATTTTGGAATACCGTTTTCATTCATTTCATAGACTCCTTGTGGTTCTACATCCGATGGCAAATCATCATACACATTTGATGTATTTTTTGTATGTTCTTTATATATTCCCATATAATTATCAAATTTTTCCCAAGTATCTGCAGTCCATTCATGAACATCATCCACAATAAACTGTTTAAGAATTTTTGTCAACTCATTAGTTTCGTTTATACCATCTCTTTTACCTTCATTATAGGCAGCAGAGATTTGTTTTTGTGCTTCAAACTCATCCATCTTTTTCTCGATTCAAAAATTTATAACCACAATATAATACTGCTAAGATATGTGAAACTATCAAAGGTGTATATACTAGACCGTCTACCATCCAAGAAATGAATAAAAACATATTACCAATAAGAATAATTGGAATGATATTTTCAATGAAATATAATTCAAATTTAGTCATTCATCAAACTTTCCAGAAATTTTATTTCTTTTTTATAATCTTGAATCTTTTTTTTAGTATTATTAATTTTAAGTTTCATTTCATTAATATTATCTTGAAGAAGTTGTCTAATATACATCTCACTAGACTTCATTTTTTCCTCGCAAACGGTCAAATAATTCAGTATATCCACCAATAAATTCTTCATTGATAAGAACTACAGGAAAAGTTTTTTGTGTAGGATATTTTTCTTTGATTTCTTCACGAGTAAAATCTTTATCTAAATTTTTTTCTGTATATTTGATATTATTCATTGTTAGTAGTGCTTTTGCATTATTACAAAAAACACATTCAGATTTTGTATATAGAACTACATTTTTCATAACAAGTCATATCCTCCATTGTGTAAATTGCTAATATTTTTGTATACCATTTTCTATAATTTTTTCAAGATTAGGTTCAAAATAATCTGGACCTTTTAGAATCTTTCCGTCGTTACGATAGATTGGATGTCCATTCCTATCAAGCTTAGACATATTGCTACTATGAACTTCTTCAAAACATTTATCTAAGTCAATGCCAAATGCAGCACCTGCACCATATGTAACATAAAGAATATCAGTAAGAGCATCAGCAACTCCAACCATATCTTCTTTTCCCATTGCTTCTTTCAACTCTTCTAACTCTTCTTCAATAAGAGAAATCCTGAGTTTCTGAACTTTTTCATCTGGAAATTCTGGATTATATTTAACTTCTTGACCAAAGTTATTCATAAAATCTATTACACGAATAAAATTACTTACCATCTAAAATTTTCCTTGCTATATTCAATAAACTACCATAGGAACCATTATCTTGAGTTATAGATTCAGTTCTATCAATAATACTATAATACTGATTGACAGAAATAACCTTATTTGTATGTTTTTCAAATAACACAAATAACTCATCACCTTTACCAGAACTATTAACTACAATTTTGATATGTTCCATTTAAATCTCCTATTGTAGTTAGATTATATCAAGGTAAGTTCTATTTGTCAATCATTAAATTAGACTTTCTTGCTCTCACCATTATCCATTGGTTATATGAGTTTTTATCAAGCAGAACATCACGAGAAAATTGTTCTTTTGCTTCATAATAACTCATCTCAGTTTTGTTCCTACACATTCTGATTATTGTTTTTCTTATTTTATTACCAGATTCAATGTGTTCATTTAGTAAGTCGTTAGAACCAGTATAGTCTTTCCAATCCGATTCAACAAGCATTCTTTTTTTCTTTTTATTCTTCTGATATACTTTTGTTTTTTTTAGTGATTTCTTACCAATATAGTACATATTATTGTCTAAATTTTCAATTAGATAAACAAAACCAACATAACCTTTTATATCATCTTCAGTAATATCTTTATTATTATATAACCACATAATACCATCCTTTCATCAATGGTATTATTTATTCCTCTTCTTCTGCCTCTATTTCAGCAACATAATCTTGATAAGCATCAGAAAATTCTTCATTATTATCTAAAAGATATTCTAAAATTTCATTATCAACTTCAAATAGATGTGAAATAAACTGTTGATAAATGTCATATCTCTCTTTAGAATCTGATATATTATCTTCCATTATTAAAAATAATTCTCTTAAAAGTTCTTTCATATTTCCTCTTTTTCTTTTTCTGTTTTCCAAAAATAATCTTCTGTGTCACCTAATCTTCCCCATTTATTTTCATTTTCAACAGAATAATAAACACTTGAAACCTTAAAATCTGGTTTCAAAAGTTTCTCTGGTGATAGACTAATGTCTATTAGTCTCATTCTGTTATTTGGATATAAACAAAATTGACCATTTTCTAATTCAAGTAAATTAAAACTTTTATGTTCAGAAGGTTTTTCTGATGTAGACCAATCTACTTCGTCACTAATTGAATGATAGTTATCTAATGTTGCTATATATGTGGCATTGATAGTTCCAAAGTTTTTAGTATTTACTTCAAAATCCATAGAACCAATAAATTGTTTATGTATTGAAACAACCCCCCAATCCATACAATTCCAAAATTGTAAGTTTTTCAAATCTAAATCTGGATTTGGTAATGTTGGTACTTCATTATCATTTTCTCTAACAATAAAAGCACTAATTGGTAACTTATCAAACAATGCACCATATTCTGGTAAATATGTTTCAAAATAAAATGCTCTTCCAGGAATAGATTTAGCAGAAACCCAAACTCCTTTAACAAATTCACCGTGACCATCTATATGGTCTCTTAAATATTCTTTTCTAACCCAAACATCTATTGCGGGTAAGTTAGTAACTAAGGTAGACATACATTTCTCCTAAAAAATAGGGGCAGATTTCTCTGCCCCTATTTAGTTCTAGATTTCACAGTTATCTGCTGTACAAGCTAATGTCTGTGCTCCTTCCACATTATCTTGATTCTCTTCGAATGAAGTCCAATCAAAGCTTTCTGGCATAGTTTCTAGTAATTCATTATACTTTTCCTCTGATACTGTTTCATATGGTGCTTGTCGATATGTTCCACCATCATGAGGTAAGAAAGATACACCAGACATTTCATCAAAATGTTCCCAAACCCAAGCTCCAACTGTTGGCCATTCATTTTCTTTTACTGAAATAGTAACAGAAGGTTTATGTTCACACCAATGTCTTTGATACATCAACCAAAGTTCTAGATGATCAATTGCAGAAATATCACCTCTTGATAATGCACTTTCTGGTGCTTTCTTTGGAAATGTAAATACAGTAGTTGCATTTGGTTTAGTTACATCTGGTTCATTTGGAACACCTGCATCAATAAGAAATTGTGTCAATGGGTCTTTATTATCATTACGAACACGACGATAATAATATGGATCGTGTCTTGCGTGAATACCAGAAGCAGAATCTGTTAACTGAGAGACTGTGCCTGATGGTTTGACGCATGTAACAGAAGCAGATTGTGGAATACCTAACATTTCAGCAAATTCTTTATTAGTATCAATAGCAACTTGACGCAACATCTCTAATCGTCCTGGTAATGATGGATCTTTGTAATCATTCAATAAAGGACAATCATAGATACCAGTAATAGAAACACCAAGCAATCTTTCTTCCTCAGTATTCTTTTTCCAAATCTTTCTTAGATATGGAAAGTTAGTAAAAGTAGATTGAATAGTTCCAAGAATCGCTGCAAGTTTTACCTTTTCAATCAAATCATTTTCTGTATCATCTGCACGAGCAATAACCTCTGTAAGATTACAGAATTGGTATGGACGTAGAATAATTTCGGAATTGTGAACAAGAACATCATTTGCGTAAAAATTATTATTTTCTGTTTGAATATCATACGTATCTTCGTTTGTTACTACTCTTTTTGATTTGAGTTTTCCTGTAATAGTTTCCATTCTTTTAATTCCTTATGATAATTACTGTCTTCAGATATAAACCTGTTTATATCTGTTACTAACATACAATTTATGTTAAACTGTTCTTTAAATTCGTGAAATTTATACTCTCTATTGTCTTTATTAAAATATCTTGATTTTACCTCTACTATTGATTTTAAAACATCATTTTCATAGAGAAAAAAATCTGGTCTATATCTTTCACCTGATTTTAATTCAAAACACTGTTCCTCAATATACCATATAATATTCTGACAATCAATCCATTTTGCAAAGATATATTCGTATGTTGACCTTAACCAAACCTTTTTTTTATCATGTTTTCTTTCATAAAATCCTTGTATAGATTTTCCATTAGTCTTCATTAAATTAGGTCTTAGTTTCGGCCAATCATAAAATGGAGATTTCTCCCCTTTTACATTTTCTGATCGTATTTTACGCAATTCGTCAGTAACAACATTAGTCCCTGTTCTGACATTAATATTGTCGAATTTCTTGAACAAGTTTCTACTTGAAGTATAACTTATGTTCAATTCTTTACACAGTCTCTTATATCCAATACCATTATTATAAAATTTAACAATTTTTTCTTCTATTGGACATTTATTCTGTTCTAACCACATTTCTCTTTGAGTTTTTCCAATAGAAAAATTATTCCTTGAATTTTTCTGTTTTTTGTATGTTGAAAACCATTTATTAAATTTTTCAATGTCGTTTACTGTAAACATATTCCATCTCCTTTGGAAGAAATCCTTGTAGTATTTATAAAAACAAAGATTTCTTCAAAAGATTTCAATATTGTTTACACAGAAATAATCAGTTCATCATTTTCATCCAATTCATCTGCCCGAATATAACCACGATTTTTTGAAAAAACTTTATGATCTGGAGTCAACTTTAGTGTTTTTGTTCCATGTAAAGTTTCAATTTCAAGTTCAATAAGTTCTGCATCAGGTCTCGTCATTTTTGCTGCTTCAACAGGAACAAATTCAGAAACCCCATCATTCAAATTATGTGAAAGAACTGTCACTTCTTTATTATCAGCAATAAGTTCTACAACTTCTTTAATTGTTATTAGACCATATTCAAGTGTTTTTAATTGTGTGTCTCCAGGCAAACAACATGGATTAGTTCCAAAATCATGATCAGGGTCACGTCTGCCATTTTTCTTACAAACATTTTTAGATGCTTCACGTGAGAAGATTCCACGTTCACCTGATTTAGATTCATATAATGATAACCATTCTTGCATAAACTGATGAACATCTGGTTTCTCGGTATATACAGCAGAATTATTTGAAAGTGCTCGTTGAACATTTTGTTCCCACCAAGCACCTGATTTAGCATTTCTCATACGGTCATCAGATAGATTTGAAAGTGAAATCATAGCAGAACGACGAACACCACCAACAACTACTACTTCACCAATTTTACACATAATATCGTGACATTCAATAGATGTTAGTTTTCTACCTTTTGCACCATTGAATACATTTACAACAAAATGAAATAATTCATCTAGTGGTGCTGGTCCAGAAGAACGACCACCAAATGTTTTTAGAACTGTTCCTGCAGGACGAAGTTTTGAAAGATCCCATTTTGGTAATTCACCAGAATAGAGTAGAGCAATAAGCATACGAAGAGCTTTACCCCAACCTTCTTTTGAATCACGTACAGTGATAGTTGTATCTGTATCATAGATTTCATCAGGAATTTCTGGTAGTTTATTTACATATTGTCGTTCAACAGAAAATCCTACACCTGTACCATTCATAAGAATTACCATTGCTTCATCAAAAGCTTTTGCATCATCAATTGGTAGATAAGAACAATTGTATCCTGCAGTGTTATCTCTATCAAGTGCAAGACCTGCAGTCATCATTGCTCTCATTGAGGGCATTACTTTCATATCAACAATAGCATTTTTAATATTATTTCTAACTTCTGTTGTCAAAACATTATTACTGATTTTACTAGCAACAAAACTCACAAATCGATCAACAGTTTCATCCCAATGTTCTCTTCTTTTTAGTTCAGGTAGATATCTTGCATAACGTGATTTGTGAATATATTGTTGATAAAGGTCCATAAACCGCTCCTACTTTTTTACATCTAATTTATCTAGTGCTTCTTTAAATTCTTTTAGTAATTTTTCTACTCTTATTTTTGATTCTTGTGCTTCCTCTAACTTTTTCTCTTGTTTTTCTATATCTAATTTTGCTTGCTCTAAATCAGTTTTGTATTGCTCGTATCGTTCTATCAGCACACCTTTAGCTGTTTTCATTTACATCTCCAGAGTTTCTAAAAATGGATATATTTTCATAGTTCATCAACAATAATTCTTTACGTTTTTTTTGATCTCTCATATAATCACCAACAGATCTCATTGTATAAGTAAGATCAAAATCAAATGTTCTCCACTTAGAATTGGTAAAACGATCTTTGACTAATTGATCCGAGTTATAACTAATCATTTGATCCATAAAACAAGAGTCACAATCACTAGCAAATTTACCGTGATCAAATCCTTTGTGCATTTTTCCCTTATTCCCATAGAGATTGTCTTTAATATCATAAGGAGGATCAAGATACAAAAAACAAGAGGTATCACCATCCATAAGATAATCGTAAGAGTAATTAGTTATACGCCAATTTTCAATCAATTTAGAATACGCAGGCAACTTTCCAACCCCTCGTAGACTGAAGTTAGAATTTGATGCCTGCTCCGAAAATGATGAACTCTCCGTAAGACCACTAAAACTACATTTATTAACAATGTAAAAAGCAACTGCTCTTTCCAAATTATTTTTATTATAGTCGTTAATTACAATCTTTGAACTATTAAAAAGAATTCTTGCCTTATCTGGAGTATTATTTGAAGTTTTTAAATCAATAAGTTTATCCTTTATTTCCATCCCAAACATCTGAAGTTGATGCCAGAAGTTTACCAAAGGTTCGTAAAGATCATTAACCCAAATGTCCAGATTAGGATACTTCTTAGTAATATAAATTGCCACACTTCCACCCCCAATAAATGGTTCACGAAATTCTTTATAACTACGAAGATCTGGGAAGTGTGAATCCATCTTGTTGCAAGCACGAGATTTTCCACCAGGATAACGAAGAGGAGTCTTTAAAGATTTCATTAGAGAATATCCTGAAAAAGATTAAAAATTTCTGAAACTGTAATATTCTTCTTAATAGGTTTTACATTCTTTGCAAGAATTTCAAAATCTCCAGGAAGAAATTTAACTTTTGCCAAAGCAGATTTATCAGTAAAATAAACACGATTTTCAACAGTATTCCAATCAGTAAAACCAATAGACATATTCGCAGTATCTACAAGAAACATGTATTCAAATGTCTTTTTAATAACTTTATTTTCACCATAAAAATTTTTAAGTATAATTGTTTTTGTAGATCCATTCTTATTAAACAATCCCAAAGATCCTTTCATCTCATAACTCACTCCACAAGTAGACACAAAATCAGTTCCGTCTTTAATGTCACCAACATATTCCAACTGACCATCACTCCATTTCGCAAAAGATTTCTCCTGCAACCAAGTACGAATAGTTTTAAACGTATTGGATTTCATTTGAGGTGTATTAGTTGTTTCTACACAACCAAAAAATTCTTCAAGATTAAAGCGTTCTATATTAATCATAATTCTTTCAATTTTCTATTTTTTTCAAAAATGGATATAAATCACAAAGAATAACCCAACATTCTTCTGCAATAATTCTATGCTCTTTTTGTGTGCCATTTCCTCTACGAAGTTGACAATAGTGAATCCAATCACGAACAGTACCATTCATATACATACGAGACATAGTAAGACCTTCTGGTAAAACAGAACGAGCTTGTTCTTTTGCAATACCATTTTCTATTGCCCATTTATAAGCAAGTTTTGTTTCGTGAATAAGTTGGTCTTGTTTTATTTTCCAGGATTTAGTCATTTCATTGTCTTTATCAACCTCAATAGAATTTTGTCTATTTTTAGTATCCTGAAGACGAAATTCTCTTGTTTCAAACCCAAGTTCATTTGGATTAGCGTATCGTTGAGAAAATTCTTGAAAATGAAATGACCTATGACGAAGAATCTGTCTAGCAATATCACGAGTTGTATTTATCTCAAGAACAACATTACACATCTCAAAAACAGACCAATGTTTATTTCTAACACAATAATTTAAAAGTTTTTCTGCTGTTTCTGAATTATTTTGATTAGATGGATTTGATACTCGTGCACAGTATGCCATAATATCTTGTGATGTTATACCAGCAATCTCTTTTGATTGTGTATATGCAATCAATTTCACTTCACTCATTATACTTTTTTACACCTCATATATTCTGGTTTTAATTTTACACCAAGTAATTTGATTTCTTTTTTATCTTTTACATAATTAATAACTCTTGTGCAATCTTTATAAGATTTAAAATTTTTAATAGACAAATATCCATTAATATTTGTACCACCAATTACTACTATTAAAACAAATGTTTTCATAATTTGCTCCATTTAACTAGTGTTAATTTTGCTTTTAAACCACTAAAAGTATTATTAGTGATTATGTTTCTTATTTCTTCTGATGACATTCCAGACATCACCATATCATTCACGTCCTTGTACTTTATACTTTCTGGCCATATACAAACATTGTAACCCAATTTAATTGCCTTGTCAATCTTTTTTATTGTTTCTATTGAGCGAGGTTCATTGTCATACACTACTGTTAACTTTTCTTTACAATAACCATCTAGAACAGATACAATATCTCCACCTGCAGTTGCTATTGAATTTTCAATAAACATACTATCAATAGGACCTTCAAACACAAAAACTTTTTCACTGAACTTAACTGTATCTAAACCATAAATCTTTGGTACTGTTTCATCTAAAATGATGGTTATATACTTAGGCAGAGAATTTTTCATACTTCTTCCTTGAAGAGCATGAACTTTCTTGTTTGAATATATAAATGGTATTAATAATCTAGTTTCATCATTTTTTATACAAGCAAATTTGTGTGGTATTATTTCATTTATAAATCCTTTAAAATTTGGACATTCAAAAAGTTTAAAGTGTTGATTGTTTGGAATCTTTCTAGACACTACATACTTTTTGATTGGATGTGTTATTGGTAATGAACTTACCTTTTTTAGTTTTTTCAGTGGTTCAAAATCTAAAAACTTTGGTGCTTTCATTTTTTGAGTAAAAGAGGTTATGTTTTCATTAGTTTGATATTTTTTATTTTGAAACTTTTCAAACAAATATTCTTTATACACTGTTTCATCAATCTCTTTTAAAAACTTAGCAAATGGCATAGAGACTGAACAATTATGACAGTGAAATATATAATATTCACCTTTCTCATAAACATAACCCCTTGCCTTTCTTTTATTTCGTTTAGAATCTCCACAAATAGGACAAGAAAAGTTGTAGACAGTTTTATCTGTCTTTTTAAAATTTCTCAATTGTGGGGATATCAGTTCTACATATTTAGATTCAATAAACATATCAACCTACAAAAGTTTTAATAACTTCATTCACATAATGTTTTCGTTGTTTTATAAATATCTGTGGATTTTCGTGGTCTACTGCCATTAATATTACAATCTGTGGTATTTTTATTTTATAATGATATTCAAACATCATAGAATAAATTGTTGATTGTAAAAAATAGTTTTGTATCCATTTTTCTTTTTTAATTTTACGAGAAGTTTTATAATCTATAATTGATGGAACACCATCATATTCAGCAACTAAATCTGTTCTTCCTGCTGCTCCTAAAACTTTAGAATATAAAGCCAACTCTGTACCATATACATTATCAACATATTTGTCAAGCATTGGTTTTATTTGATTAAAAGAATCTATGTTGACAGGCATTTCTTTTTTCTTGTAATCTTCTTCATTCAAAACATATCGTTCAGCAATATTATGAAATGCTGTTCCACGAATAGATGCCTGTGTTGTTATTTTTTGTGCTTGTTCTTCACCAACTCTTTTCTTCCATTCAAACAAAGCAGTCTTGTCAGATTTCTCCGACAAGACTGTTGTGACTGACTTTAGCTTATCCCCATCGGGTAAAACATAGTGTCTTTTATTATCTATGTTCTCAGTTGTCAGTTCAATTGGTGTAACAAGATTATGATTAAATAGCTTGCGTTGCAATTTTAAGTCTGTCCTTTTGTATAATATAATCTTTCACAAGACTAGATCTAACAATATCATTCTCATCAAAATCAATAAATTCAAATGATTTCATTTTTTGAATAATACGCAGAAAATCTAGTAATCCACCTCTATCAGCTTTCTTTATGAAATCTGATTGTCTAAAATCACCACAAAACATAATTCTACAATTTTTACCGATTCTAGTAATTACGGAATCAAGTTCGTGTAAAGTACAGTTTGCAATTTCATCGACTATAATAATAGCATTATTAAATGTGACACCTCTAATAAATGAAGTTGTCATAAATTCAACTTGATTTTTATTTTTCATATAGTCGTATGCGTCAGACCTTCCAAACAATTCTGTGAAAATGGCATAGTAGGGGGATTCATATGCCTTTGCTTTTTCTTTAGTATTGCCTGGAAGGAACCCCATGTCTCTTGTTGGCACAACACTTCTTATAATAATAATTTTATCATAGTTAGAGTTGTTGTTTAATAGTTCATCAAGTCCAAGATACAAAGATATAAAACTTTTACCAGTTCCAGCTATACCGTGTAACATAAGATTTTTACCGTCATCATAAGCATCAAATGCTACTTGCTGGTTTTCAGTTAATGGATTTATTGTCCTTATGTTGAATGATGGTTTCTTTAATTCTTTTCTTAGTACTCTTTTTTCTCTTCTTGATGACATATATTACCTTCTTCTAGAAAGTGTTAATGGTTGAACGTGAAATCCCCCTAGAATGTTTACTCTTCATGTCCTTTAATAAATCCCTAAATCCTGCATCTGGTTTCTTTCCTGATACACTAGATACAATACTAGGAGCACTGACTAATTGAACTATGTGAGGATTTTCTTTTAAAAACGAATCTAACTCAGAGATAGACATAAAATCAGTAAACTCTTCATTTGTTAAATTATTTTTAAAACTGTATGTTGGCATCAGTAATCATCCTCATAAGACATAAGCTCTTGTATATTTTTAGTCTTCAGTGCAGTTTTTATTTTCCTTTGTTTTCTCCTTTTTTTCTTTTCTTCTTTCAATAAAATATCATCATTATATTCATCATATTCATAATCAAAATCTTTAAATCTATTTTTAACTCTACCCATTTTGAATCATTCCTGGAAATGCCTCTTTAACGTGTTGAATAGTAATGCCCCTAAATGGCAGCTTCTTTTCTTTCACAGCACACAGTAGAGTCGCATCTTTTGGATCTACTTGCTCTAAAAGCTCGATAAACATTTGTTCTCTTTTTGCAGTAGGCAAATCGTGAAATCCTTCTACAAAGTAAAGTATTTTTCTTGCTTCATTTATGAGAATACCTTCTTGGTCTACTAATTCAGTAGGTGTATACGGCGGATCGCCTTCTGGAAGTAACCATTTTACTGATTCATCAAACACACCTTGTAGAATAACTCTGATGACATAACTGTCATTTGCTCTAAGTGCATCCACTTTTTCTTTTGTTCTTCTTAGTTTACCAATTTTTTCCAAGACTTCATAGGTAGAGGTTTGCATTTATAACTCCATTAAAATTCAGAAATATTTTCAGTTAAATTTTTAAGTTTTTTTTCAATAAAATAATTCATCATTTTTGATCTATCATCGGTTTGATTTTTATTTTTCTCATCATCAATTTTTTCAACAATATTATCAGGTATATAGTTCAAATCTATAAGTGTTTTATTTCTTTGATATCTTTTACCTAATTCTTTTTCTATAGAATTATCATCAAGTGATAGATAATAATCTAATCTTTTTCTTGTCATAGGTTTTTGTCTTTTACCTATAACAAAAGTATCATCACTTGACAACACGTTTGGAATGCCATCAGACGAATCACCTTTTAAAATATGTTCGAGTAAATATGTTCTAGGATCTTTATTAGAAATCCATCTTTTTCTCACAGGATCATATTGTTTTACTTTATCAGTATGTAACTGAATAAAATCTTTATCTGCTGAAAGAATCAGAATATTTTCTTCCTTATTTTGTTTTACCAAGGTTGCGATGATATCATCTGCCTCAGCACCTTCACATTTTAGAACTTTATATGGAAGATATTGTTTAATCTCTTCCGTTATACTGTTTATGAACTCAAAAATAGTTTTCCAGTCTAGTTCTGAATTTTCTCTATTTTTCTTTCTAGATCTTTTATAATATGGAAAATGATTATATCTCCAACAGTTTGAACTGTCACAGCATAAAATCATTTTTCCATATTCACTCTTAAATTTCATATTATAAGATCTTAAAGAATTCAAAATCATATGTCTTACCATATTTTCTTCTAATTTTGCATTAGTATGATTTCCAATTTGCATCATTAAGTTAGAAAGCATAACCTGACTTGTATCAACAATAATCATATTCTTATTGGATATTTATATCCTCTCCTATTTTATCAGTGTCAAATTCTAAATCTAATTTTTTAGTCAATGCATATTCGTCAGTTTCTTCTTCTTTTTCAAAAACCTTCTCTGCTAAATCCTGAAAAGGGTGTTTTACATCATAATATTTACAAAGTAAAGATCTTAATGATTCAACTATTAGATTAATATCTTTTACATCATTATCTTCAATTGCTTCTGAAGGAGGAAATCCTGCTATATCAATATTATTAAATAATGATGGTAGTATAATCATTAAAGCTTCATTAATATGATTTACTTTTATGTCTAAAATATTTGATGAAAGTATTTTTTCATCATAGTCTGTTTTTTGTTGTATCTTTTCTATTGGAAATTGAATTACGTTATTATTTTCTGACATATGATATTATATTCCTTATTTCTGTAATTGTCAAGAACTATTCGTAACTCATAATTTTAGTTCCTTCATCATAGAATTTAAAAGGAAAAATCTTACAATTTGTTTTATTTTTAAGAGTATGAATAACTTCCTCTCTCTTATCTTCCTTTACATAAAATACAAAGAATCCTCCACCACCAGCACCTAACAATTTGCCTCCAATAGCACCAGATTCTTTTGCTACATTGTAAATATTATCCAAATAATCCTCTGTTATATCATTTACAATCTGTCTCTTATTTATCCAAGATTGATGTAAAAGATCACCAAAAGAGTCTAAATCTCCAGATAAAATATATTTTATTCCTTTAAATGCCAAATCTCTATTCTGTCTAACTTTATTAAATTTATCATCATTTAACATAGCATCAGATTGTTTTTGAAGAAAATCATTTCCAACTCTACCTCTTCCACTGTACACTAACAATAAATTATCATTTAATCTTGGAATATTATCATTATATATTTTCCTAACTCTAACATTCCCATCACTATAAAATCTTAGTAAGTTAAACCCACCATAAGAAGCTGCATATTGGTCTTGCTTTCCTACAGGATATCCACACATATTCATCTCAATATCACAAGCACGTTTTGCTATTGTTTCTTTTAATGCATCTGTATTATTTATCTTAAATAGACTATTAACAAGACCTACAGTAAAGGCAGAAGACGAACCAAGACCAGAACCATTTGAAAATATATCTGATAAAGATGCTATTGTTATTTCAGAATCTATATTAAAAAGTTTAAGAGATTCTTTTGAAATAATATGCTTCATTTCTTCAATGTTATCTGATTCATCAACAACATCAAACATAGTTTTAATAGGAAGATTTGGTGTTTTTCTCACAATAACGTGAATAAACTTATCTATTGTTACAGAAAGAGCAGCACCATCTTCTCTTTTGTAGAATGCAGGGGTATCACTACCCCCACTAAAGAAACTAATTCTTAAAGGTGTTTTCGAAACTATCATTGTGAGTCATATACAAACACTTCTGATGGTTTGCCTCTAGATTCTTTTTCTTTATATTCATCAAGAAGATTTTTCATCATAAGTTCCCACATACCTTTAATTCTCTGAATATTGTATCGAGAATCTACAAATGTTTTATTGAAGTTAATCATATCTTTATGGTTGTTGCTTTTAACAAACTCAATAGCAGCATTCAAATGATTTACAAACACATTTGCGTGTTTTCCTTTATCACTATTTCCTTGATACATAATATTCAAAGAACCAGAAGTTTCTGCTAATGCACCATAATTTGGATGTACACAAACAAGACCAGCAGACATTGCTTCTAACATTGCTCTACAGCTTGTCTCTACCCAGGTAGAAGGATAGGCAAAAATATGTGATTTGTTTAGGTGTTCTTTTAGTTCATTGTTTGGAACAAATCCGTGATATGTCATATTTGGATGTTCTCTAATCTCATCATATAATGATTCGAACTGTTTATCCATTTCGTCCCAACCATAAATTTTAAAACTTGAAAACACATCAAGATGAATATTCTCATGGCGTTCTGTCAAATATTTAAACACTGGAACAAGAATCTCTAATCCTCGTTGTGGTGTTGATGTATATACTAATCTAATAGTATCATTATCTTTTTGTAAACAAGATTCTGGTGCTGGTTCAATGCCACTTTCCAACACAATAGATTTATTATCATATGGAAGATTGTGAACTAGTTGATATCTTTGATATTGCCAGTCACTAATAAACACAAACTTATGAAAACTATCTAAAAATTCTTTATCTTTGAATTTTGCTGATTCTGGATCTTCTGGCAAATCGTGGCACCAGAAAACTCTAATTTTTTCCCAATCAAAATCTCTTTGTCTGGAACAAATAATTTGAAACTCTTCAAGAAGTTTTGGGTCAATAATATCACCAAGCATTCTTTTAGCAATTTCAGTTCCACCATTTGCATTTTGTGAAATTTCGTTCTCTTCAAATCCCATTAGTCTATCCTGTATCCTGATTTTACTGCATCATCGTAAAACATTTGAACTGTTTCAATTGAAAACAAATCTAAATCTTTTCCGAATTTATCTACCTTTTTAATTAAATCTGGTGACATTGTAATAATTTCACAATCAGATTTTTCTGCTTGAACATAATTATATGCTTCTCTTGAAGAAGCCCAAAGAAACTCAATAGGTGTTCTTGGTTTCACTAATTTTCTATATAAAATAGATTCACTAATAATTTCTTCTGGATTTACTCCAGTATCTGCTATTCTACCAGCAAATATTGATATAATCATCGGAGTTTCAGAAACAAGTCTTTCTATAACATCTACAACTTGATCTGTTGTAAAAACAGCTGTAACATTTAATTTTATATTTTCAAAATTAAGAGTATCAATAACATCATAGTTATTAATCCCTTTTGTATTTTGAACTGGAATTTTTACATAAACATCATAGTCTTGCTCTTTACCCCAAGAATCAATTTTTCTTGCTTGATGAATCATTTCTTCTTTTTCATCAGCAAACACTTCTAGACTTAAAGATGTATTTGGTCTATTTTCTGCTAGATATTTAATAACTTTTTTTGAAAAATCTTCGTAATTTTCAACACCTGCTTCCCGCATCAGTGTTGGATTTGTAGTAAATCCTACTACTTTTTCGTTCTTTGAAAGCTCAACGATACTATCATAATCAGCACCATCAGCAAATAATTTAACCATATTTATCTCCAATAAGTTTACAAGCATCTAAGACATTATCAACTGCATAATGTGGCATAGTATATAGACATTTGTCATAGGTTCCAAGAAAAATAGTAATCAAGTTCATTTTATTTCCTGCCATAACATCTTTCCATCTATCACCAATCATAAATGATGATTCTACATCAATATCATATTTATCAATCAAATATTCTAACATACCAGTATTTGGTTTATATAGTTCTGAGTTTCTATCAAAAGCAATCATAATATCATCTATTTCAAGTTCCATTTCTAAATGTTTTGTTATTTCATTTAGAGTATCCATAGTCATTTTTTCATCTTTTACATCAGGTTGATTTGTAACTACAAATGTTAGATATCCTAAATCTTTAACAAGTCTAACTGCTTCTGTTGTACCATCAATAAATTTAAATTCCCCAAAATTCCAAGGTGCTCTATTATCAACTAAATGATTCAGAGTTCCATCTCTGTCAAAAAATACTGCTTTTTGTTTTACCATTTTGTTGGATTCATCTGTAAGTCTGGATGTGAAACTAAACAATGCCAAATAACTGCTTGAAATGCTTCTGAATGTGGAGTAATTCTATTCTCTTTAATGTATGGAACTACAACAGAAGCGTTAGAAGCACGAACAGCATAACCATTAGGTTTTCCCACAATGGAAAGAATGGTTCCGCCTTTTTTTCTAGCATAGTCAATCGCATTGATAAGATTAACTGATACATTTTTTTCTTTGCTTCCTCCACCAACTGAAAGAACAAACACACAATCATATTCACTAAATCTTGAAACTTTTAAATACTCAACAAATGTAGTTTCAAACCCTTCATCATTTGTTCTTGCTGATAATTCACTTACATTATCTGTAGGAGCATATGCCTCAATACCACAAAGTTTTCTTAAATCATTTACCATATGAGAAGCATTTGCTGCTGAACCACCAACACCTAAAACAAATACCCTACCTATATCTTTATAATCTTTTAGATAAGCAACCATTTTATGAATTGAATGTCTGTCAATTCCTAGTGCAATATCTTGAACTTCATACATATAATTATTAATGTGATTCATTAATTCTATTCCTCAATTCACTTGAACTAAAAGTATGTTTTCTAGATGTAAAGTATATAGTTATATTTCTTTCATTACATATACTTTCTCCAGTTATATCAATTCCTGAATTATTATACTCTTCTCCTAAAAATCTAATACCAATATCCTCAACACACAGTAGGTTTTCTAAATCTTGCTCTGTGTCATATGGAATGACATCATCTACATATTCACACCCCTTTAGTTGTAAATATCTTTCATAAACACTCTGAATTGGTTTATTTTTTGTTGTAGGTCTGTCGATAGTTGGATCGGTGTGTAATCCCACAATCAAATATTCACAGTGTTCTTTACATTCTTTTAACATTGCAATATGACCTGCGTGAAGCAAATCAAAAGCACCACAAGTAAACCCTATTATCATCATTAATAACCATCTATAATTTGAACATATCTAACATTAGCAATATCAAAAGTGAAATATTCACCATTTATTACATTAAATGCTGAAATAAGTTTTTTATTTTCCTCGTGAAACTTCTTCTCTTCCTTATAATCTTCTTCAATATATCTTTTAGGTAAAAGATCTGGTTTAAGTGTAAGTCTTACTACACCTTCATTGAAAGTTATCTCAATAACATTATGTCTTAAATCTTTTAAGACTTCATTTCTATTGAACATATTATTCTTTCCTGTAACTTGCTTTAATATTTTGTTTTTCTAATATTTTAAATCCATTGTTAAATAATAATTCTTCCGTTTCGTCGTGGTCATACATCCAAACATCGTCGTAAACAAAAACAGTTCCTGACACAGACCTTTTTAAAAAGAAATCTGTTTCTAAAGTTACTGATTTGTTATCGTGAGGACCATCAAAAAATACAAATGCATATTGATTTAAAAATGTTTTTCCATCATTATATACAGGAACACCATCTGCATATCTATTAAAGAATTCGTAATCTTCTAAACAAAAGAAATTAAAATTAAGACCAGCATCATAAGCATAGTAATATAACGATGGGATGACACGATTCCTCATTTTATTATCATAATCAAATGTTTGCTTAGATGTGATTTCTTTTGACTGTGGATCACCTTCAATTTTTCTTTCGGGATTGTGTAAAGTCATATTAAGATTAGTACAATCAATCTCAATATTACCATATGGGTCAATACAAAACATTGACCTATTTGTATTATAGTTACCAACAAGAGTATCAATAATCATTTTAGCAGAACCGCCTCTCCGTGTGCCAATCTCAACAATTGCACCTTCAGTATTTTCTACTTTAGCAACAGCATTTACAAGAATTTCATACTCCTGCGAATCTGTTCCAAAAACTTCTTCGTCACTAAATCTAATAATAGTCATATTTTCTCCAAATAAAAAAAGGTAGCATAAGTTATATGCTACCTGTTAATTTTAATATTGTCAATACTAATGTTGTAAAAGATGTTAAAAATAACAAAAACATTAAAACATAAAAACAAGCATCATACATTTTAGATATTTAGAGCTAGAAAAAAACAAGTAATAACAGTTAATAAAATAAACATTTTACCGATTAAGATTGCTGAAAATTTATCTTCCTGTTTTTGCTTTAACATATAATCTTGCATTTTTAATTTTCCTCATAAAATAATTAGTTTATATCCTAAAAATAGCATAGCACTACCAATAATAAGTAACGCAATTGTTACTGCAAAAAATGATTCGTATTTTCCTAATTTTCTAATCATTTACTTTCCTTATTTAAGTTTGGCTCCCCAGGATGGATTCGAACCACCGACCGGACGGTTAACAGCCGTCTGCTCTGCCACTGAGCTACTAGGGAATATTTCTGGTACGGACGGCCAGACTTGAACTGGCACGACTTTAAGTCGAGAAATTTTAAGTCTCTTGTGTCTACCTATTCCACCACGCCCGCATTATTTATAGAATATCTATAACACGACCTGATGAATCAATTGCCCTAACTCTTTTACCTGATGAATTAAAGCTTACTTGTTCCATACACTGGATGATATATGGTTGAATGTTATCAACTACTTGTTGTGTAATCCAGTTACCCATAGTATCTTGGTATTGAATTTGTACTTGATTCATATCACTTCTCCTTC